ATTTTCTTAGCTGACAAGTAAGACATTTATTTCTCCTTTAATTTTTACTTATTTATTATTTACTAGATTGAGCCGTCATCAGATACGAAACTAAATGCTGTTGTAACGAAGTCTTTATTTAGACTCTGGAAACCAGCGTATAGCTGCCAGATAAGAATGATAAATCTACTGAAGTCATCATTATTATTGATTAGTACCTGTGCGTTTGGTCCTCCAATTCCAACCCCGATTGCTTGTGGTCCAAAGAAGAATCCTTGAGCAACTTCCTGAGAAGCATAAGAACTATTATCAAAAGTAGCTGTTACACTCTTTGATGGGAAGTTAGTAGACTCGAAGAATTTAACACCTTCAAACTGTACGCCTGTTGGCATTACTGGTTCACCAGCAAGGAAGTAAGCCTGTCCAGCTTGTGGTCCTTGGAAGAAACTTGCGTTGTTAGGGATCATGGGGTTGCCCATGTACATTCCCTGACCAGGAGCACCTGAGTAACGAGCGATTTCTCTGAAGTCACTGTCACGACGTAAGTGCATCATGAATGTTGGATCAACAAGAGCACGGTATAAACCATCTGCATATGTTGGAACATTACGCTTACGTAAGTCTTTAACAACAGTTAAAAGGTCAGTTTTTACTGAGAACTGTTGGATCTGATTGCCATATTCAGTTGATGTATATGCAATACGACCAGATGAATCTTTTGTTTTACCACCAGCGAAGTAGTATCCACCTTGTGAAGAAGATGCTATTCCGTTAGCTTCTGCCTTTGCAAGCTCGTCAATGAAAACTCTATCTCTCCATCTTCTATAGTCATCTAAAAGTGTTAGAGAACCAATAGACTGGTGGAACATGTTTAAGTTACCAGTATCTAAAAGAAGACGCTGTGCTGTAACTAGAGTTTCACGAGCAATTTTAAATGTACTTGGCTGTGTAGGATCGCCTGGATCTGCAGGTCCTGTGTACTCTTTAAGTACTACAAGTACCTTTTCTTTTGTTATATTACGACTATTTGCTGTGCCAATGGTCTGATCTGCAATACGCTCTCTTGAATCCTTAGTACCTGGTGTTCCCCAGAACTTGTATCTATCGAGCTGGACAGTTTGTCCAGGCTGTCTTGCGAAATCATGTACCACGACTGGCTCAGTAGCCATTTCCGCAACATATGCTGGGTGGGGCCTATATAGCTCCGCACCTAGAATCTTGGGAAAGTCATTATCGATGAACACTTTGTATTATCCTCCAAAGGTGCAGTAATGTTTTATCGGGGTCAAAGAATTAGACATTATAGTCCTATCTAAATAAAATTTTAACAGTATCTAATTTTGCTTACTAAATATAAGGAATATGCTTAGTTTTTCTTAGATATAGTTCATTGTTGTCTGTTTGTATCTAGCTCCGGGTGAGTTACTAGATCCATAAGACTCAGGATCAACAAATCCTGGTAAGCCAGCAGCTCCGAGGACACCACCAGCAGTTACACCACCAAAACCACCAGCTAAAGCTATAGCAGGTACAGTTCCGACGGCAGTTGCAGCTCCTAGACCACGGGCTAGAGAACCTGGAAGTTGAGGATTTATAGCATCTCTCAAATTCTTATATCCTTTTGCAGTTGGTTCTAAACCCTCTACGGCTTCTCTTGCTTCTTTTGTAAGAAATTTACCAACTGGTCCTTGCTTTTTAGGACGATTTTCAACAAACTTACGAGTTTCAAGAGAACTTCTAGGTGCTTGATCTCCACTAAGGTATCTATATGCAAGTCCTTGACCTGCAGCTTCGGCACCACCCATAGCTCTAAGTAATGCAGGGGAAAATTTACCAGCTAAACCTTTAGCTGCTCCTAAACCTCCTACAGCACCCGCTCCTCCTCCTAGACCAGCTAGGAAAATTGAGCCTGGATCTTCTTGTTCTTTAACGGCTTGACCACCTGCTAATAGAGCACCCCCTCCGAGTGCTCCATAGGTGAGGGCATTTCTCATAGCCTTACTCCATTACAAAGAGTTTATTTTGTACTGTGTTTGGCTGAACTTGGTTGAGAACTTTCCATGCATTCTGTGGGTCACGAGCCATTGTCTCGCTAAAGCTACCCCAGAAGTTTTCTGGCTGTTGTGGTGCAGCAGCTTCAGGAGGTGCAGGGAAATTCTGACCTACTTGAGCCATTACATTATTGTTATTAGCTTCTGGCTGAGGAGCAGTTGGATAACCTTGAGTTTCTAACTGTTGCTCATTCTCATATACAGGATATGGACCTTCTGGACCAAAGAACTTAAGTGTGTAATCACTAAGTACATCTGGGTTAGTAAGGATTTCGTTATAAGCTAGATTCTCTTGATGCTCTTGAACAGAAAAATCAGCGTAACCTTTAATTAAGTCTTGTGCTTGATTTCCCCATTTAACTGCGTCGTCTAGCATTCCTTCTAGGTTTAGGGCGTACTGATTTAGTATCGCTGGTGCCTCTATCCCGTGGGCGTTCATCACGTACTTGCTGTCCTCGCTCATCCCCGCCTGATCCGCTAGAGCCTCTAATGAGGGATTGGAAGAGGTTTGGGAAGAGTTGTCCAAGTATGCCTGGTTGACTGACGAGGTCTGGGGAGCCGATGGCTGAGTAGCTTGGACGCTGCTCTGCTGTGCTGAGTTTACCGGGGCGTACTGTGTCTGAGTCGCTGAGGACTGATCCTGGAATGGGGATTGGACTGGAGTACTCAGGACGTTCATTACCTTGTTGAACGCCGATTCCCATGGATTCCCCTGTGGAGCTTCCGCTGGTTGGGATTGGGGGGCGTACTGAGTAGGGCTTGATTGGTAGCTGGGGGCTGCCTGAGGTATCGAGTTGGACACCGCCTGAGGGTAGCCCATCCCTACTTGGTAAGCCTGTGGTGCTGGCTGAACCGCTGGTGCCTGTGGAGCCGCCTGTGGAGCTGCTGCCACGAAGCTGCTTGGAGCCACGCTGCTTGTCGCTGCGGGTGTTTGGTTCATCTGTGGGGTCGATTGGCCGATATCTGCCGGCATAGCTCATCTCCTTTTGTAATGCTTCGAGTGTTCGATACAGATAAGGCGTTAGATCCAGACGAGGATCTGCTGCCATTGGTAAATCGGGTGATTGCGGATGTGGGGTCTGCATCATACCCCCCACTAATCTGGCGAATTGAGAGTATGCACCCTGCAATTCGTTTACCATTCTGAAAGGGAACCCTGATAACATGGCTGCCCTTTCCTCATCCGTTTTGCTCGGAAATAGGTATTTCAATGCTTCTATGCTATCAACGCCTAACTCTTGAAGGTTTCTAACAACTATAGAATTATTTAATACATCCTGTGTTGAATCCTCATAAACAGGTCCTAACCATCTCCACTGTATATTAATATCTCCGTCTGGTATTAAACCTCTTACTCCGGGTGGTATCTGTTGAGCCTGAAGGCAAGCTAATAATAACTGTTTAATTTGCTCTTCATAAAACTTCATTGCCTCAGTGTATAACTGAACTTGTTCTTCAGTTGCATCTTCAGGTAAATCAATTGGTTTTTCTAATCCAACAGCTGCTGCCAATGTCTCTCTAAACATTTGCTCCTCTTGAAATATGACCAGTTCTAAACAACGGCATAAACCATACGTATATAATGAAGCTGATTTTTTCTTAGCAGTTGCAGCTACTCTTCCAAATAGAGATTTATATTCAGTAGCAGTTACACCAGCAGAAATAGATAGTTCATCAACACCACCTAATGCTGTTCTTATTTCTTCTCTGTATTGTCTGGAGAAAGAGTTCTGATCTCCAGTAATTGCATCGGGAACAATATAACCAACACGATCATTTGGTTCTAAGTTAGCTATAACTCTTGGAACTCTAATCTGTCCATCTACACCACGAGATAAAGGATCAGATTTAAATCTTGATTGACTTAATGAACCCATTCCAGCAAATCCAGAGTTTGCAGCAATTGATGGGCGTTGTACGGTAGACTCACCAGACTCCATTAAATCTGTTTTTGGTCTTGAAGATAATAAGGTAGGATTTCCAAAGAACTGTACATTCTTACGCATTGTGCGTATCATCTCATCATGAGTACAGATATGGTTTGCTAAAGCATCAAATTCACCTGTTCCTTCAGCAGCAAAACCTTTTGCATTATTAAATATCTCTACACAAGGTATGAAACCTAAGGTATTCTTAAATGTTTTAGTCTTACCGGGCATTGCCTGATAGTTAGTTTCAAAAGATATCTCACCTTCAGAATGTGTTTCTTCTATAGTCTTTTTCTTTATAGATAGTTTTATATATCTTTTTGCTCCACCTTGACCCATCATTGATGGTCCATTAACAGATGTAGTATTTATTTCTTGTTGGAATCCTCCACCTTGTTTAACCTTATAGCTATAGATAACTACAACTTCGTCAAGTTGACCATCAACATCATAGTAACTTCTATATTCAGGCTTCCTAAAATAATAAAATCTGTAATTAGTACTAGTGGGTCTGATATAAAAAATACCTTGTCCATCACAAAGAAAGTAATCCCATATGGAATCTAGTCTAGTATCAAGCTGATTATATTTAACTACACGATCTACAAAATCTTTTCTTTGATTTCCAAAGTTATCTTGGGCTGGAAAGAACTCAACTCCCTGTCTAATCCCAAATAATTTCATCTGAGCAAGGTGAGAAGCGACAATCCCTGTGTCGATCATTCCCCCACCATCTTTCTCTAGGTAAGAGTCAATAATCTCTTTTAATCTAGTTTTTGGATCAGATGCAACACCCATTACTATTTCTTACGCTTACCTTTATACATTTTAGCAGCTCTAGCCGCTTTGCCAGCCTTTGCTGCCGTTTTAGTATTTTTTACAAATTGTTTACCTTTTCTACTTCCAGCTCGTTTTTTACGATCAGTTTCTTCTCTTTCTTTTTTAGAAAGCTTTGCCCAAGCACTCTCAGGTAGATAACGTTTTGTATATCCTTTCTGTATCGCTTTATCGGCCATTTTACTTCTTCATTTTTTTAATAAAGTCATCAAGG